GTAATTTTCGGAAACCTCTTTTTGGGGGGGGTGTGGAATGTGCATGGCTTTTCTATCATCGATGGTTGGCCGAGCCGCGGGCGATGCTTTACGCGGCGGGCGTGACAATGGGGATGCGGATGCCCGAGATGTCCCGGAGCCGAATTCATCGAATATCAATTCGGCTTTTTCTAGTTTACGCTCTCCGTTGAAGACGATCAGCGCGACTGGGCGCAAGGCTTTACGGAATGTTATGGGGGAGATTTAGGATGGGTGGTGGGCTGTCTTCTTCTGCGATTAGTCCTACCGCTGTAATTATTCCGTACTCGCCCCGGGATTTACAGGATTTGTTTCACGGCAAGGCGAAGCGGTTTTCGGTCGCGGTTTGCCACAGGAGATTTGGTAAGACGGTGATGGCGGTCAATCATCTTTTGAAGGTGGTTTTGACGTGTCCACATCAGCGGGCGCAGGGTGCTTATATTGCGCCGACTTACGGCAGTGCGAAGCGCGTTGCGTGGCAGTTTCTCAGGGAGTTTGCCGGGGTGATCCCCGGGGTTAAGTTTAACGAGGCTGAGCTTCGTTGCGATCTCCCGGACGGCAAGCGGATTTGGCTGCTTGGTGCTGAGAACCCGGATAGTCTCCGCGGGATGTTTCTCGATGCTGTTGTGCTTGATGAATATGCCGACATGAATGCGCGGTTGTATCCTGAGGTAATTCGACCGTCTTTGGCTGATCGTTTGGGGTCGTGTCTTTGGATTGGGACGCCGCGGGGGCAAAATCAGTTCAAGGATATATATGATCATGCTTTGGCGATGATTGAGCAGGGAGACCCTGATTGGTTTGCCATGCGGTTCCCGGCGAGCGAGACGGGGATTTTGCCGCAAGAGGAGCTTGATGCCGCGAGGGCGACAATGGATCCGAGCCAGTATGAGCAAGAGTTTCAGTGTTCCTGGAGCGCGGCGCTTATAGGCGCTTATCTCGCGGATCAGCTTGATAAGGCCGAGGCTGGCGGCCGAATTGGGAATGTGCCTTATGACCCCAATCTGCCCGTCACAACCGCTTGGGATCTTGGAATTGCTGACGCAACCGCCATCTGGTTCGCACAAATATACCGGGGAGAATTACGAATTATTGACTTCTACGACGCCAGCGGAGAGGGGCTTCATCATTATATCGCCGAATTGCGATCACGCTCTTATGTGTATGGGCGCCACTACTTCCCACATGATGTCATGGTGCGCGAATTGGGAAGTGGATCGTCGCGGTATGAGATGCTGTCGGCGCTGGGCATACGCCCCACGGTTGTCCATAAATTGACTGTACAGGATGGGATTGAGGCGATGCGGGCGATTTTACCGCGGTGCTATTTCGATCGTTCTAACACGGCGTCGGGGCTGAAGGCGTTGCGCCATTATCACCGGCAATTTGATAGTGTCCGCAACGACTGGAAGGCAAAACCAAATCACGATTGGTCGAGCCACGCGACTGACGCTTTTCGGTATTTCGCGGTTGGTTTGCGCGACGACGACGGGGATGATAGCGATATCCATGTGATGGCGCGAACGAAGACCTTGCCTGACGGGCGACCGTTGGTGCTGACGGGAGCATAGAATGGCTGATACGAAAAGAACGTCGGCCGATCTTCTGACCAATTTGTTCCAAGACGGTCAGTCGGCCGGTGCGATTTCCGAGAATGATGTCCGCGATTTTATCGTCTCGGCGGTGCCAACTTTTGGATATTGTTATGTCTCCACTCCAGCCGAGACGTCGGTGGCGAGCCAATCTGTTTATTTGAAGGCGGCCGGGACGACGACGGGGGGGGGATCGAGTGCCGATATGAGTATGTCGGCCACTAATCGTTTGGCCTATTCGGGCACTCCAAACCGCCATTTTGTCGCCACCGCCTCGATTTGCTTTGATAATGCGGCCGGTAATATTTTGGTGGGGGCGAAGCTCTACCATTACGATAATAGTGGAAGCTCGGGGGCGGTCATTGATGCCAGTGAGGTCCGGGTTAATTCAGACACCAACTCGAACATCTCCGCCATTACGCTGATCGGCGAAGTCCAGCTTTCGACTTCTGATTATCTTGAGGTCTGGATTTCCAACGAGACAGACGCGACCAATATCACCGTGCAGAAAATGACTTTCATGGCGCAATCGATCTTAATCTAAAGTGGTCGAGATCGTCCCCGGGTGTTATTCGGATATTGTTTATATCATGCGGCGTCTGAGGGCTTGGGATCTTGCCGAGGTCGAGGGTGAGGCGCCAGGGTTGGCGCCAGAGACCCGCGCTATGCAGCTTCTCGCGGGCCTGAGCCACGTTGCCTTGGTTGGGGGTACCCCCGTTGCCGTTGTTGGTGTGACGCCTGTTCGGGAGCGTTTATGGTGCGCCTGGATGTTGACGACCGATCGGTGGCCCGAGGTTGCGCTTTCGGTTACTAAGCACGTTAGACGCAAAATAATCCCGTTCCTTACTGATCGCGGCGTTAATCGTGTCGAGGCTCGGGCGATTGCTGGGCACAAGGAAGCTCATCGATGGTTGGAATTGCTCGGCGCCGTCGATGGGGGGCCCCTTGAAGATTACGGGCACCGCCGAGAAACCTATCACCTATTCTCATGGACGCGAACGAGGACCGTTGATAATGTGCATTTTCTCTGCCCCCGCGATCCCATCGATCCCGGCGCCGCCGCCTGTGGTTCCGCCGCCGATCGCTAATCCCGCGGATGTCGCGAAATTAAACCGCTCTTCTTCAGGAAAAAGGCGGCGGTCACTTGCGGCGAAGGGACGCTCGAATACGATCAAGACATCCGCTCTCGGTGACACCTCGGCTGCGCCGGTTGTTCGTAAAACTGCCCTTGGGGCCTAGTTGTGTGCGTCGATAGTACCCCGGCAGAACCCGACAACCCATCGACCCCCAGGGGCCGTCCTGGCGGCTATCATCGTGGCAAGGGGGGCGGTGGCTTTGACCGGCCCGGGGATGTACCCGGAAGTGATTATTCATTCGGGATTGGCCCCTTTGGCGCTATTGCTTCCATTGCGTCTCAGTTTACGCCGCTCGGTTTTGTTGGCCGTCAGGTTATGAGCGCGGGCGGCGGTATTATTGATGCATTAACGGAGCAGAAGAATGTTGCAACGGTTGGGGTCAACACAAGCCGCACCGAGGTGGACATTGATCTGCCGGGAGTTCGCGCCGCGGAAGCGGCCATTACCGAAAGCCGCCGCGGTGCCGCCGCCGCCGCGAGTGCCGCGGGGCGCGGTGGAAGCTCGGCCCGCAATCGAGATGCGCTCGGCAACCCGGATGCGCCGCCTGAGGATATCAACGGCGGCGAGGATCCTGACGCCGCTGAGATCCGCCGCTTGAACCGACTAGGCGCAACGTCGGCGCTTGGCGACTAATGTGTGGTCAAGCCCCGGCGGGCAACCAGAGCCGCGGCCGCCGCCCTGCGATTGGATCCGCTGGTGCTCGATTGGATAGAGCGCAACGCGCAACCTCTGCCACTGGGCGGGGGGGCACGGTGAAACGCGGCGTTGCCAATACTGTTCTGAGTGGAGCGCCCCGCAACTCGGGCGTTGACGCGCTTCGCAAGACGACGTCGATTGGAGTTTGAGCATGGCAGAAACCGGCGTTGACAATATCGATGAGATCTTCAAGCGCTATGAGGGGATGAAGCGCGAGCGGGGAGTATGGGAAAGCCACTGGGAAGAGATCTCCGAGCGGTGTCTCCCCCGGAGCTCGCTCTTTGTTGGGCACCGCACGGGCGGCGACAAGAGGACCGAGAAGCTCTATGACGCCACCGCGGCCCTCGCCTTGGAACGGTTTGCCTCGGCCGTCGAGAGTTTGTTGACGCCCAGAGGCGCTCGCTGGCATACGCTTCGCGCCACCGATAAAACCCTCGATGCCGATTACGACGTCCGCCTATGGTTCGATACCGTCGAGGATATGCTTTTCCAACAACGGTATTCGCCCAAGGCTAATTTCGCCAGCCAGATGCATGAAGGTTATATCTCGCTCGGCGCATTCGGAACGGGAACCCTTTTTGTCGGCGAGGACAAGATCGCCGGGATGCACTATCGAGCCGTCCACCTCGGCGATATCTTCATTGCCGAGGACGAGCACGGCAAGATCGATACCGTGTTTCGCGAGTTCAATGTCGCGGCCCGTCAAGTGATGCGGATGTTCCCGGATGCCAATCTCTCGGCGGATCTGAAAAAGATCGTTGAGGACAAGCCCGATACCCGGGTTGATATTCTTCACGTTGTTATGCCGCGATCTGATCGGGATCCAACTTCCCGGCGCACCGATCAGCGCCCCTGGCTCTCCAATTACTACGAGGTCAAGGAGAAACACCTTCTCGAAGAAGGCGGGGAAGAGGAGCTCCCCTACATTATGAGCCGGTACGTTACGGGGCCGCGAGAGGTCTATGGTCGATCCCCGGCCATGCTGGTTTTGCCTGAGATAAAGATGATCAACGAGATGAGCAAGACGGTCATCAAGGCGGGCCAGAAGGTTGTCGATCCGCCCCTTATAATTGCGGACGACGGCGTGATCTTGCCGGTCGATCTTACTCCCGGCGGCGCCACCTTCGCCCGCCTCGACGGCCGAGGCCAAGCCCCGATCCAACCGCTCCTGACCGGCGGCCGCGTGGATATCGGCCTTGAGATGATGGATCAGCGGCGTCGGGTAATCAACGATGCGTTTCTCGTTACCTTGTTCCAGATTTTGGTCGAAACGCCCCAGATGACGGCGACGGAAGTTCTCCAACGCGCCCAGGAAAAGGGGGCCCTTTTGGCGCCAACTGTCGGGCGTCAGCAATCCGAGACACTCGGCCCCTTGGTCGAGCGCGAGATCGCCATCCTCGCCCGTCAGGGGATCCTACCGCCGCCGCCGCCGTTGCTTGAAGAGGCGGAAGGCGAGTTCGAGATCGAGTATGTATCGCCGCTCTCGCGGGCCTTGAAGGCCGAGGAAGGTGTCGGAATTTTGCGGACGCTCGAAATGGTCCAACCGATCGCCGCCGTCGATCCCGGCGTCATGGACAATTTCGATACGGATGAGATTACGCGGATCCTCTCCGATACCAACGGGGCTCCGAAACGGATCCTTCGCCGCATTGAAGAGGTACAGCAAATGCGTGAGGCTCGTCAGCAAATGAATTCGGCTCAACAAATGATCGGCGCCGCCGAGCCCGCCTCGAAGGCTGCACTCAACGTCGCGAAGATCAATGAGTTGATCGCAACCCCGGGAGAGGGCTAAGTGGCGAAGTCATCGACAAGCCAGCATAAGAAAACGATCGAGAACTATCAGGCGATTTTCGGATCCCCCGAGGGCCGCGCCGTCTTGATCGATCTTGTGAAGGCGTCCCAACTTTTTACCGTTACCGGCAACCGGCCCGATAGCGAGTTACAGCATCTTGAGGGAAGCCGCGATATGGTGCGGCGGATCGTAAGCTTGCTCTCGATCGATGAGAACAAGCTCTTGCAACTGGCAATGATAGGAGAAAAAGAAGATGGCTGACAATGATGGGTCCGCGACCGCGGGCACCCCGTCTGATCAGAGTTGGATCGAGGGGTTCGATGACGCGGCGAAACAGCATATCGCGAACAAGGGATACGGATCTCCCGCGGATGTTGTACAAGCTCATATGCACCTCGAAAGCAAAATCGGGGATCAGCGCCTGTCTGTTCCAAAGGCGGGCGAAGAGCTTGCGAATTGGGAAGGCTGGAGCGAGCTTGGCTGGCCCGAGGAAGCGAGCGCCTATGAGCTCGCGGCGCCCGAGGGGTTCGAGGGTTACGACGATGGGCTCAGCGATTGGTTCCGCGCCGCGGCTCATGAAATTAAGATGCCAGCCTCGATGGCTCAGGCGATGCACGACAAGTTTGTCGAGCGCATGGGCGAGCAATACACGGCCAAGGCTAATGGCGATGATGAGGCCATGCATAAGCGCCAAGAAGACCTGAAGAAGGAATATGGCGCCGCCTTCGATGAGCGCATTGCGCTTGCCGATAAGGCGGGGCGCACGTTTTTCGGAGAGGAGTTTTTTGATCTACTCTATCAACATGGGCTATCGGCCAACCCGGTCGTTATGAATGGGCTTGTAAAGGCGGGGATGGAGATCTCGACCCCCGGTTTCAAGGATGGCGCTGGCAACAGGAATTTCGCTCAGACGCCCGCGACGGCGAAAGAGGAGATCTCCCGGCTCCGCGCCAATCCTGCTCTTTATGACAAGCATCATGCGGAGTATAAAATGCTCAATGACCGCTTGACCGAGCTCCACAGTATCGCGCATCCCGAGAATGTCGGAGCTACATAAACTTGAATGTTTGCGTCTCGCAATCGCGCTTAGAAGCGGGAAGCAATCACCTGACGATCTTGTGAGGATCGCCAAAATTTTCCACCGTTGGGTTTCCGAGGATACGGTGAAAGCCCCCTCGAAAGGCCGACAAAAGAAAGGATCGGGCACGGCCTCTAAGGCCCCCGATTGACAGTCTGAAAGAAGACCGTTGAACGCTCGTTATGCGTAGGATCGAGCCCGCTTGCGGACACCTCGCCCGTTTCATCCTTTGTGCAACTAACCGGAGGACCGACATATGTCTGTCCAAATTACCACAGCGTTTGTGGAACAATACCGGGGCAATGTGGCGCATCTTGTGCAGCAAAAGGGTTCGAGGCTACGGGGTTCCGTTCGCGTCGAAACCGTTGTTGGGAAGAATGCGTTTTTCGAGCAGATCGGCTCAACGGCCGCTCGCAAGAGAACGTCGCGCCATTCCGACACCCCTAGAATGGACAGTCCCCATTCTCGGCGTCGGGTATCCCTTGCCGACTACGACTGGGCCGATCTCATCGATGGTGAAGATCGCGTCCGAATGCTCATCTTGCCCACTGGTCCCTATGCCGAGGCTGCTTCCTTTGCGATGGGTCGAGCGATGGATGATGCAATCATCGACGCCGCTGACGGCACCGCCTATACGGGCGTTGCTGGCGGAACCTCAACGAGCTACGATAGCTCGAACACTGTCGACGTTCAAGTCGGCGGGTCAGCGACTGACGTCGGATTGAACGTCGAGAAGCTTCGCGCTGCGAAAGAGGTTCTCGATGCTGGCGAAGTCGATCCTGATGACAGCCGCTTTTGTGTGGTGAATGCGAAACAGCTTCGCAATCTCCTCGCAGAGACGGAGGTCACAAGCTCTGACTACAACATGGTCAACTAGGCCACGCATCACAGTAATGTGGTGATGAAAATCCTGTGAATTGCTGGAAACTCTCATTGAGACAATCAGCAGCCAAGCCTCTAACGAGGAAGGTTCAACGACCATCCCTTTGTCGGGAGTAGGATCAAGCGATCCGAAGCGCAGGACGCCCCTATGGGGTGATGATATGGTCTGCTCTTGCTGGCGACAGTAAGCAGTCGAAAGACGGTCAAGATAGTCGCGCATCTTGGCGAACATAAGGCAAAGCTTTAGTGCAGGGTGAGGTCGACACGTTCCTTGGGTTCAAATTCTTGCGAACCCAACGGATCGAGACCGACAGTAACTCTGATCACAAGGTGCTGTTCTATTCGCAGAGCGGCATCGTGTTGGCAATTGGTGCCGAGCCGACTGTGAAGATTGCTGAGAGGGTTGATAAAAATCATTCCACTCAGGTCTTCGTTTCCATGACCATTGGGGCGACCCGTATGGAAGAGGCAAAAGTCGGTTACATCGAATGTGATCCAAGCTAGGAGGGCTTTGAAATGGCTGTAACTACTCAAAAGTCCACCGAATACACAAATGCCACCGCGACCCCGGTTGTGAACAACAACACAACCGAGGAGCATGGCCGTGTTCGGATCATGTTTTTCACCTGTACCCAGGATGGCGCTGGCGATGCTACTTCGAGCGTTGCCCTTGGCAAGCTCCCGCCTGGGCGAGTTCGTGTGCTGGCATCCCTCTCTAGGGCCTACGTCAACTGGACGACGGCGTCAGCGACGTTGGACTTGGGGTGGGACGCATACACGGCGATGGATGGATCGACCACCGCGGCCGATCCTGACGGCCTCATCAATGGCCTGGATGTCGATGCCGTTGGTTTTAAAACGCTGGAAGGCGCCATTGCGGCGAACCTTCTAACGGGCGGAACCTATGTGTTTGCGAGCAAAGATGGCGTTGTTATCCGCGCCACGTCGCAGGACGAGGCAATCGGTGACGGCGATGATCTCGTCGGGTATCTGGCTTACGTTCTCGATTAAGGTCGAGGGGTTGGTTTAGGGGGGGCTTTCGGGCCCCCCCCGGCCCACCATGAAAGGAACCGATGACCTTCGAGCATCCCACCGGCAACAAACCTAAAAAGGTGATCATCGTTGGATGCGGACCTTCTCGGGCCGATTATTTGGATCTTTTGGCGTCCGCGGACCCCCAATCGATTGACCGCGATGAGGTCTGGGGGGTCAATGGCGCGTATAATTTCGCGCCGAATATAGACCTTGTTTTCATGATGGACGATTATGCTCAAATAAACGAGAAGATCCCTATTCTTCAAGATATCTTCGAGACTGCGACCGTGCCCATCATAACATCGGTAGCTCGGAAGGAGTGCCCAACCGCGGTCGACTATCCTCTCGCTGGCGTCATGATGATGAACCCAAAACGGGGAGACTATCTTAATCACACTTGCGCCTACATGATGGCCTACGCGGCCCTGATCGGCGTTGAAGAGCTCATCGTGTTTGGATGCGATTATATCGATCCAGGCGCTCAATACGCTAATGGGAACTCTTATATTCGGCGCATGGAACCATTTCGGTATATGGCTTGCACCGCCTATTGGGCGGGGATCTGCGAAGCTCGCGGGATGGATATTATCATCACGCCGAATTCACCGCTTCTCGATGCAGACTATCTGCCCGAGGATCGGCTCTACGGGTATTTAATCAAACCCGCAATCCACCAGGGCTAACTGCCGCCCCAGGCGGCGAAGCCCTATAGCGTAGTAGTAGATCAGAAGGAGAAAACCGATGGCGGCAAGGAAGTTTATCGTCAAGGCTGGAGAGAAGAGATCCGACATAACACGTGATGCTGCGACCGATACCGGCAACGGCGTCCAGCTTATTGCTGACGACGCTATTACCACCAAGGAGCTTGTGATCGCTCTTGAGCTCTTGCGCGGGAAGATCGTCGCGATCGATAGCTAGGATCTAGCTCATGGCGATAGTTACATCGTTTGTCGATATCTGCAATCGAGCGATTACCTTTCTCGGTAGCGAGAGGATCACTTCACTCGATGACGATACCAAGGAAGGGCGGGCTTGCAAGGCGATCCACGCTCAAACCCGGGACAATGTTCTAAGGGCCCATCCTTGGAATTTTGCGTTGAAGCGGGCCGCGCTCGCGGCAACGACAACGGCCCCGACGTGGGAGTTCGCGACCGCTTATAATTGGCCCGCCGACTGTCTACGGATTGTCGAGGTAGACACTACCGAGGAATGGGTCGTTGAGGGGCGCCAGATCCTTACTGACGTCACGGGTTCGTTGAACATCCTCTATATCTACCAAGTCGAGGATCCCAATGAATTCGATGCCTTGTTTATCGAGGTCTATGCTGCGCGGATTGCCGCGGATATAGCCTATGAAATCACCGCATCCGTTCGAGTGGTCGAGACGGCCACGACGTTGTATCAACAACTTCTCAGGCAAGCTCGGAACATCGACGCCAAAGAAGCTCAATCTGAGAAGGTCAATGATTGGCTTGAAAGTCGCGCATAGATGGCTCGCGTCTCAAGAATTCAAACAAATTTTACGGCAGGGGAAGTCTCTCCTCGATTGCTCGGCCGCGTGGATCTGGCGAAGTACAATAACGCCGCCGAAACGGTTGAAAATTTTATCGTTCATCCTCATGGCGGGATCACGCGGCGCCCCGGGACCAAGTTTGTTGCCGAGGTAAAGGATAGCTCGAAGGCGACCTATCTGATCCCGTTTGAATTCTCAGTCACGCAAGCTTATGTCATCGAGGCCGGGGATCTCTATTTCCGCTTTTTCAAGGATCAGGGGCGGATCGAAACGGGCGCTTTCGCTCATGCCTTCGCGGCCGCGTTCATTGTCTCGACGGCGATTGAGGTTGCTACACCTTATCTGGAAGCCGACATCGATGAATTGCAATTCGCGCAATCTGCGGACGTGCTTTATATCACCCACGCTAGTTATGCGCCGCGTAAGCTCACGCGAACGTCGCACACCGCCTGGACGCTCACCGCGATCACCTTCCTCGATGGTCCCTTCCAAGATGAGAATATTACAACGACCACTTTGACCCCCTCGGCCGCGACGGGTTCGGTCACGATCACCGCCTCGGCAATCACTGGGATCAACGATGGCGACGGGTTCAGGACTTCCGACATTGGGCGCTTCATCCGTATCGGGCATCAAGCAACTAAGTGGGCGACGTCGACAGCCTATTCGGCTGGCGATCACGCTGGATCCGGGGGCAACGTCTATGAGGTAACAAAGGCGGGAACGAGCTCGGCCACCGCAACGGACGCGCCGACAAGCGACGGGGATGAGATTGTCGAGGGGACCGTAACATGGAAATTCCTTTATGAGGGCGGCGTCTATTGGGGTTATGCCAAGGTCACGGCCTTTACCGATACAACGCACGTTACGGCAACGGTCGTAAACGACTTTGATGGGACAACCGCGGAAACGAAATGGCGCCTGGGGGCATGGTCGACCGGGACCGGCTTCCCGGCGACGGTTGCCTTTTTTGAACAGCGCCTCATGTTCGCCGCCTCGACCGATCAGCCGCAAACCCTTTGGGGATCCAAGAGCGGCGATTACGAGAATTTCCAGCCCGGGACGCTCGATGAGGATCCCGTTGTCTACACGATCGCAACCGATCGGGTGAACGTCATCCGCTGGCTTTCCCCGGCGAAGGTCATGGCTTGCGGCACCGCGGGCGGTGAGTTTATTGTGAGCTCATCGACAACGGCCGAGCCGCTGACGCCGACAAACGTCAGGATCATCCGGGAAGGCACCCGTGGAAGCCATACCCATATCCCTGTTCGCGTTGACCAAGTTGTCATCTTCATCCAGCGCCAGAAGCGCAACCTCAGGGAATACAGTTACGTTTTCGAGAGTGACGCCTTCCAGTCCCCGGATCTCACGATCTTGGCCGAGCATATTACCGCGGGCGGGATTACTCAGATCGTCTATCAGCAAGAGCCCAATTCAACCGTTTGGGCGGTGCGAAATGATGGGCAATTGATCGGCCTCACATTCATGCGCGACCAACAAGTTGTCGCATGGCACCGGCACAAAATTGGGGGCTCATTCGGATCCACCGCCCATGCCGTTGTTGAGGCTCTCGCGGTGATCCCGGCAACGCGGCAAGAAGAGCTCTGGATGGTGGCGAAGAGAACGATCAACGGATCCACCGTTCGATACGTTGAGTTTATGACCAATGATTTCGATACGGATGAAGGCGATACCAAATCGAGTGCCTTTTTCGTTGACAGCGGGCTTTCATATTCGGGATCCTCGGCGAGCTCCTTACTCGGCTTCCACCACCTTGAAGGGGAAACCGTCGACATACTTGGAAACGGCTCGGTCTACCCAACCAAAACCGTATCCTCGGGAGCCGTTGCCGTGGATCCAACCGTTACGGCCGCGGCCGTTGGGCTGAATTATGTGTCGGACTTGAAGACCTTGCGCGTTGAGGCGGGTTCAGAGGCCGGGACCGCTCAGGGGGCTCTGAAGCGGGCGTATGAAGTAACCTTCCGCTTTGTCGATACCCTCGGCGCCAAGTTTGGGCCGAATTCCTCGGATCTCGATACCATCCGATTTAGAACGGGCTCGGATCCAATGGATGTTTCGCCGCCGCTCTTTACCGGCGATAAGACCGTGAAGTTTCGCGATACATGGGGCCGAGAGGGCCAAGTGGTTGCTCGCCAGGATCAGCCCTTGCCCATGACGCTTGTCGCGATCGTTTCGAGGATCATCGAACATGATGGATAACTGATATGTGCCCCCCTCTTTTATTCGCTCTCGCGGTAGGCGGCGCCGCCATGAATGCCACCGGCATGATCATGCAGGGGCAAGGTGCCAAGGCGCAAAGCGAATTCGATGCCCTGCTCTTGGAGCGTGACGCGACGATTGCGGATAACGACGCGATCATGTCGGAGTACGCGGCCTTGAATGACGCCTCTCTATTCCGCCGCAAGTTCCGCCATGAGGTTTCCGGGAAAGCGGCACCGGCCGCGGCTAAGTCGGGTGTTCTGATCGGCGGATCCGGGGGCGATAGTTCCATGGAGAGCGCTGTTGCAAATGTGGAACAGGCTCGCCTCGAAGAGCTCAATATTCTCTATCGGGGATCCACCGCGGCGACGGCCTTGCGGACCAAATCGATTGGCTTGAAGTCCGCGGCGGGGGCAACCCGGGCGGCGGGCAAGCGGGCAGCTAGAGCGGCCAACTTCGCGGCCTTTGGATCCTTCGCAACGAGCGTTGGCACCGCGGGGCTCTTAATGCCGTCGAGTGGTAGCGGGAGCCTTAAAGGTCTCTTCAAGAGCTTTGGAAGTAAGGCGTCTTCTGCTGGCGGCGGCGGCAGCGGTTTTAGAAATTTGATTAGATAGGCTCATGGGAAGACTTCCGAAATTCACGGCATCCAGTAGCGTCCCGTCAACGACGGGCGTTTCCTCGATCCCCAGGACCGATCTCAAGCTCGGGGCGATGGGCGCCGCGATGTCGAAGGTTGGCGCCGCGACCAATACGCTCGGGATGACGCTGCTACAGGATGCCGCGGAAGACCATGCCGATAGCGCCGCGCTCGGCGCTCAAATGGAAATCATCACGGCGAAGACCAGCATCGAGCGGAACAGTGATCCTCTAAAATATATCGATGACACTTTGACCGAGCTCGAAACGATCTACGCCAAGAAGACCAAGGGAATGTCGCAATTTAGCAAGCGGCGTTTCGATCAGAAATGGAACACTATGTCGGCGTCCGCGATTTCGGCGGCGCAAGTCAATATGGTCAAGCGGGGCCGGGAGAAATCCGAGGGCGCCTTGATCACGCTCATGGACAATGCCGTCACGGGCGCCAAGATCCCGGGCCTCGAAGATGCCAACAAAAAACAGATATTCGATTACGTCATGGCGCGGGTTGAAGAGAAGCGGGCCTCGGGGATTATCAACGATCCGAAAGCGGCGAAGCTCGTTGCCAAGTTCAAAGAGGATTTCTCGGCTGGGATCGTCACGGCATGGATCGGGCGCAAGGATCTCGCCGGGACCGCGGGCGCAATTACTTCCATGCAGACGGGGAATTTCGGGGCGACCCCCGAGGATCAGCTTGCCAAGACATTTTGGGATAATTTGGGCGGGCTCGAACAGGGCAAGATCTTGTCGGATCTCTCAACGCGGCGGTCCCGCTTTATCTCGGCCAACACGGCCGCGGCCTCGGCGCTACGGGGCCAGCAAACGGATCATATAGAGCGGACGTTGGTGCAGATTTACGATAAAAATACGGATATCGCTCGCGCTCACAACATGGCGGAAGAGCTTTCTAAAATGCCGGGGCTAAAGGGAACCCAAATCAAGGCTGTTCAAGATTTTCTTGAGGGCGGTGGCGCCGTCCATAGCGATGCGATGGAAGCAACGATCACGGGGTTGGTCTATAGCGGTAGAATGTCGGCCGAGGCGCTCGCGGGCGTCAATGGGATC